GTACCCGATATCGGATTTGAACCGATACTGTTACGCTCCTAAAGCGCATGCCTCCTGCCGTTGGGCTAATCGGGCTAAACTAGTTACGGGGCATATAGTAACTTATCGCTTTGATCTAAAATATCAAAGCCGGAGGCTGTTAAGGCTTCCATGTGCTTTAACCCATCATGTAGACAGAATAGCAATTCATAGTCACCCTTTGAGGCGGCAATAAATGCCTGGGCACCGCATCTATCACACCGGTCTGCTGCTATTAGCTCCCGCTCGCTTACCTGCGGTTCCATTTCTAGCGTATCCATTTATGCCTCCTTTAAAGCTGGCCCCCGAAGGGGCCAGCCATACGTCAGTCTTGGAAGGTACCGTCCGGGTTAACGTACTCCCTGTGTCTGCGTTCGTCAGGCTTTGCATCCCAACCACGATTCTTGCGATCAGGGGTAGTTCCGCCATTGTCCTGCGCGGTAATATCACGAGCGAATCGCTCTGCTGCTGTCTCTGCCATGGTAACCTCCTTTATTGCTATTTGGAATCATTCTATACTATTCTGAGCCAAAAAGCAAACGGTTGCCAGCAACTGCTTCACCAAACTCTGTCAATCCGTAAACTATTTCCCCTTCTTCATTGACGCCGGAGGCCTCAACAAGACCCTCTCTTTGCAATTTACTCAGACTTTCATCGATCTCCTGTAACATTTCGTTATAAAATTCAGGAGCTAGTGTCTTGGCATTTGGTCCAAGGTAGTACATGATCTCACCATTTTCATCCAAGTCCTCAATCAACACGCCCACCTCTAAATATGCTTCCAGTAGTTCATTTTCATCCATTATATTACCTCACCCACGTCCAAAAAGAAGTTAGCAGCCCTATCCATAGTGACAGGTAGTTCTGTAAATAACCTGTTAATATCTTCTGCATCTTTAAACCTGATCTCAACACCGGCGTTCGGATAGTCTACGCGCAGACAAGCAAACTCTCCATCTATCCAGGCTTTATATCGAATGTCCTGGTCGTCTGGGTCTATCGCTACAACCTCGTTAGGTATGTCCATGTGACTATTCTACTAGATCACAGTCATGTTGTCAAGGCTGAATCGAAGTTGTTCTGGCATCGGCTCAGATGATTTTATCTTTTCCCGCTCGGCTTCTTTATCTTCCGGGTCCGGCCTACTGCCGGTGGCTATGGTATGGATCTCAACTATTTTATTATCATTTTTTGGAGTATGTGCTATGGCATTGAATATAGAACCGCACACTGAGTCTGCCAAGTCCTTACTGCCAGATCTTGGGTGATCAATTTTATCCTTGATTACTCTAAGTCCGAGTAGTTCTTCTACTATGAGTTCAATCTGTGGTCCACTTAAACGCTCCTCCATTATAACGAATAGCATATCTTGATAGTGCTGTTTGGCAACTGATAGTGTATCCGTATGGATGCCGAATGTTTCTAGATACTCGCTCATCTCTAGACTATTCCATCTATCAAATGTGACCAATCTCACATCGAATCCTCGCTTTACGATATCAACAATAAATTGCCTAACCTCTGCAAAGTCTACTGTCTTATCTGATGTGGGGGTCCAATATCTTACGAAGTCTGTTACAACATATGGCTCTACTGATCTGTAGTCCCGGCCAATTTTTACCTCCACCCACCGTTCCACATGTGACATGGAGACTACGCATCGGTCAATTTTTTGTGCTAAATCGACATGGATATAGTATTGTTTTTTCTTATCCGGCTTGAACCAGTCGGCATAATTTCCCCACTCATCAATAGCTATGCGCGGGTTAGAAAAAGCAAACTCTACTTTAGCCCGGTCCTTAAAGAATCCATCAATAGAGTCCGGTGGCATACAGGCGAATCTCGATAATGAATCTACATGGTCACCAAGGAAGTTAGGGATAAAGTTCTCCAAAGTCTTTGTGGGGTTAACGTCCCAGGTCGGACGCTTTAAAGCAAATATCTTGGGTTGCCTATAGGATATTATATGGTCCTCATCCCAGTTAACATATGCATGATTAGTTGGATCGTCATGGGGGAATTCAGGATTAAAAACGATGCGCTCGCTACGCTGAATGACCTCCTTAGCAGCTACGACTTCATCATATCGTTGCTGAATAAAGTCACTCTTGAATCTAGGAAAGGACAGCAGCAAAAGCTTTCCATAGTCTGGAAACCGGCTAGCGACAGAGGCCTTATACATGAGATAGATTTCTGATGCAGTCTTTGCCTGTGTATGACCACTAGTACTGTCCAGGGCAAATCCAGAGATCTCATCAAGGATTACGACAATGACATTGTATCCCTCCCATGCCTCTCTTTCAGAGTGACCTGAGTGGACAGTGATTTCTTTGTCGAACTCTATAGCCTCGCTCTTTGGATTATACTTACCTGCAAACCAGGGGGACTTGGTTATGCGCTGAGTAAATCCTTTGAAGAATACATTCTTTGCCTGGTTAGCATTAATGGCAATATTGATAATATCAATAGCATCTCCCGGAGGCTTACCATAATATTCGGCCGGGTCCTTTAGACAGAGCAGTAGATATACGATATAGGCACAGGCAATGGTCGAGCAATAATCCTTTCCGCTATTGGCATGAATCATTCCATTGGCGGTATAGGAATGATCTATTTCTACCATAGTGGTGTATAGCTCCTTTTTGCCAATTGGGTAAACAGACTCTATTCTATCTCCATAAATAAAGGTTTCCTCTCGCTCAACAATGCCCAACTCTGCCGCAGCCTCAATAATATTGTCTAGTGACTTCCCCCTGGGGGAGACAATCCTAGCGAACCTTATGGCATCTGCAAATCCCAAAATCATTGTTCTGTAGGTGTCGGAATGATTTCTATTGGTTCTGGTTCTATGTTTCTTGAACTTAGAGACAATTCCAAGCCTGGTTAGAGCATAGTGAACTCCAGTCATTAGCGATTCCGAATTGGTCTCCCATCCAATCTGGACGCTAGTCCCACTACCCCTACTTTGAACATGACTCCATCCGTCTGTGGCAAAAAACCCTTCCAGTATTAGAGCTAATGCCCGATCTGTTGTATTTAGCCACCACCCTGCCCACTGCTTTTTCTCTCCGTATTTCTGCGTTAAACCGAGCGCGCGAACAATATCATTTAGCCCATTAACCCTAACGGCCCAGCACCCATACCCACTAGTATATTCTCTTGTAGTCCCCCCAAGATTTTCTATAATTCTAATAAAATCTTTTTGAACCTCTGGTGTGGCATTTGTGAAGCATGGGTTTCTCATTCCATGACCCCGCCCGCCCACGCGGCCAAAGGTACCATCTCCAAGCATATACCCTATGAATAGTGCCTCGTCATCAGTTAGAACTACTGGATTTTCTGGCTGCTCATATCCATAATTTATAGCAAGAATATCTCCGGGAGCCAGCTCTGCTAATTGAAATTTCTGAATACCGCTTCTCATTGAATATGTCTTCCCGTTCTTAGATGACTTCCATCCAAATAGTCCATGAGAAAGGTTGCATTCAATGCGGTGGCCCTTCTTGGTGGTAACCAGAAATGTATCGTCAATACCCTCTGAATAAAACGCCGAGGACGATCTCAGTCCATGATGCGACCTTAATAGTGTCCCGTAGCTATCTAGCAACTCAGTCGGCTTTCGGTATCCATATTCGTGTGTCCATACGAGCGATGAGTCACTTATTGTCCCCTTCCCTAACTGTAGGACAACCTCGTTACATGTTTCATACCAACGCTTCATGCCTTCTCTATGCCCATAAAGCTTTACTAGAGTATCCTGCTTATATATTTGTGTCATAGCTCTTACCATGAGCATCTGATTATTTGATAATGGTGGAAGGCCTAGATATCTTTTAGAGGTTACAAACTCTTCTAGTGTTACCGGCTCCTCTTCAAACTCTGTGCCGCTGACGGCACCGATCATATCAGTTAGGTCCACTTGGCTCCTCAACTATTATCTTGATTGGTACTGCGCGGCCATCAATTTCCGATAGTCGTTCCGCTACCATAATCTTACACCGTGGACAAGTGGAGGATACTTCTCTAAGTACCTGCTTAACTGCTTCTATCTTTTTCTCAGAGTCAACTATTTGATTGGCAAGTTCTGCATCGTCCATCAGACCGGCCTCTTTTAGCATACCGAACCGTTTAGATTCTAGGTCGGCAATTGTTTTGAGCGCAGACTGTTTGACTCCTAGCATTTTAGAATCAGCACCATTGCTGAGAATAACCTCATCGGCCTCCTCAACAATCTTATATAGTTCACCGATCAGTCTATCGTAGTGTTGGTCAGCACCGGCTAATGCTTCCTTGGCCCGGTCCTTTAGAGCAGGTATATCTTTAGCCAACTCCCTCCATTGGCTAAGTACACTATTGACATCCACCACCTTCATGTTATTGGCCCGCGCTCTTGCG